AAAATTCATTGCATTCATCTCACCTCGAGACCAAACCTTATTCGCGTATTTATTGTCTAGGAGACCACGCCTCATTATATTTTTCACTAATTCCTCTTTGGTGTTGTTCATTTGTAATATATATATACACATATTATTTTCTAAGATTGGCATCAGCTGTATAGTACGTCTTCCCCTTAGTGGCGAAACTATGAACCCTCGCGTACCCCCACGCTTGTGGAGAAGCTCCCGGACGATGCCCGGTTCTCCACGCAGCGAGTCCCCTATTGTAGATGGTCTTCACAGTCTTCAGAGGAATCTTAGTAGCCTTAGCAATTTCAGGGAGGGATTTGGCTCCCGGATACATCTTCCTAAATCTCTGGGTGTAGGAGGAAGTCTTTGTCTTTTGTCCCTTGTCCGTCTTGAATCCTTTATAGTCTCGCTTGAGCATTTTCTTATAACGCGTCTCAACTTCCCCGAGAGTTGTAAGCCCCCTGAAATATTTGAGGGGTGCATAGATCTTACCTTCAGATTTACGCAGTTGCCCCACCTTCTTTGTGATGGCAGCATCAGTGAGAGGCATCTTACTTTTTCCTGAGATTTATATTTGTCATTATCACATTTCCGTTCTTATTACGGTTGTATAACTTCATATTCTCCAGTTGTCGTGATACTTCATTGACTTTATTCATCTGTATGTAATTTTTAGTCAGCTTGTTAACCAGTTGTGCGAGTTTCAATTTGTGTTCGGGAGTCTTTGTCCTCCTCCAAGATCGCTGGATTTTTATCGCGGCTTCTCGATCACGGTTAGTAGCTAAGTCAGATAGATTAACCAGTTTGTCAATCGCATTCTTTATCTTTTTATCAAGATCCTTACGTTTACTTACAGGCATTCTTATTTTTTAGTGATATTTTTATCACACGGAATATAAATGGGGCGAACGTGTTCTCTGATGATAACTGACACTACTAAACCTAAACACATCGATCTGTTTTTAAACAGTGTATGGGGGAGGTACAAAGAACCGGTTAATCTTGAATTAAATACCATGCATTGTAACAATGTGTCTCTAAGAAGGATTCTATCTATGAAGAAGGTACTGGATCATCATAGATCAAACTCTCGCAAGTACGTGGAAAGTAGTACGATCATAGTTGGATCGCACTTCGCACGAAGGGTCTTACAAATTGGACTATTTCTTGTTAGACCCGAGAAGCCCGTGTTTATTAAGGTCATTTGAGATATTTTATAGCCGACGCAATACTGGAATAGATACACTTCCCAAAGCGGACCCGACCCGTCCTGGGATTGTAGTATCCTACATGACCATTGAAGACGGCCCTGTGAAGTTCACCCATATAAAAGATATAAGATTATAATAGTCAGTGACGAGATGGGACTTTCGATTATTATGGGAAATATGTTTTCTGGTAAAACATCCGAACTTATTCGGCGACTTAAGCGTCTAAAAGTTATTGGGAAAGATGTGATGATTATCAATTCTGCCAAGGATACCAGGTCCGCTGAAGAAGTTCTGAAAACGCACGATAATGTAAAGTTCAGTTGTCACAAAGTATATGACCTCTTTGAAATTATTAATACACGTGAATTTGACGACGCCGATATCATCGCCATCGATGAAGCACAGTTCTTTCCCAGACTCAAGAAGTTTGTAGAATGTTGTCTTCATGTTAATAAATCGGTGATATTAGCTGGTCTCGACGGTGACGCATTCCAGAGAAAGTTTGGAGAACTCACAGATTGTATTCCACTCGCATGTGATGTCACCAAGTTGTCTGCATTGTGTATGAGGTGTAAGAATGGAACACCTGGACCGTTTACAAAACGCACAGTTGATGACAAAACCCTAGAACTCATAGGTGGAAGTGATATGTACATTGCGGTATGTAGGAATCACCTATGAACATCGAGAATAAGTGTGACTCTTCGTGTGTCTCCAGTTTTTATCAGTTCATGGTATCTCGCATGGTCAAAGAGGATATCTTCACCCTCTCTGTGTATGTGCCTACCGTCACCCGTGTACAGACTACAATCACCGTCACCATATATAGTTAATTGATACCGTAAGAGTTCATTTGATTCGGCTCGGTGGGGTGGTATTATCATCGGACCTTCTACAACTGCGAATGCTGCGACACTCGTATCTATACACTTAATCTGTTTAACTAAATCGTACAATACTGGAAAATTTTCAATTTTATAAAAATAATAGTTGTCATTTTTTTGAAACCATGGATCTATGTCATGATAATACTTCTTATCCAGTGTAGGTGCGATACGGTCGAATTCTCTGCGTATCGTTTCATGATGCATCTTGATTAGGAAAAGACCTGGGTAATTCCTAATGATGTGTTTGGGTGTGTTATGTATGATGTCCCTGAATGTATTTTGTATACCGAGTAGTGGTCTCCCTAATTTACTGAAGTAGAGAAGGTCAATCGGTGGTTTGAAATAATCATAACAAATCATCGAGATGGGAACCAACAGGAGAGACCACATTATTTTCTCAGTAGATAATAAAAATGCCCGGATACAAGCAAGAGTCTATGGTGATCGCTAACCCTGAGCCCACCCCCGAAACTAAAACCCTAGCGGATCGTTTCAAGATGCCCGCTATTCCTACACTAACCCTCGTCCAATTTGTTCTCATCGCACTCGTTGGTCTGTATGGTTTCTCGGTCCGTAAGATGAACCGCCCCGTTCTTCTCACCATGGTGACCGGTATCGCTGTTCTCCATGCGTATGATCACATGTACCGTGTCAAGCGTGGACCCGAGCGTGACATCTTTCCCTCTTCTACCGAGGGGTACTGCTGCGGTGGTGGTTGCGGTAAGTAAATTATCTTTGTAAATTATAAGTATGCGCGTCATAGTCACTAAAAGCCCTGACAAGAAGAAAAAGTTCAGGGCGATACTGGACGACGGCAGGAGTGTTGATTTTGGTGCCAGTGGATATTCTGACTACACCAAACACAAGACTCCCTCACGTATGCGTTCCTATGTATTACGTCATGGAGGTCATGTACCTAGACAAACATTAGAGGAACGAGATCCTAAGAAGATTCAAGTGAAAATGTTAAATGTCGATCGAAGCGACAAAGAGAATTGGAAGATGAGTGGTATCGATACTGCTGGGTTCTGGTCTCGCTGGTATCTATGGAGTTATCCAACTTTTGGAGAAGTTGAAAAATTTATGTCCAAGCGATTCAATATTAAAATAACCAGACGCTAAAAAAAGTGTCAGTATATATAAAGAGTGATGATTCCATTTCCGTTACTTCTCATATGTAAGTTGCCTATGATAAATAAGATACCTATACCAATCTTATCTGATTATTTGAGTAATAAGAGGGGTCCTATGCCAAATAAGTATTTGATGTCTCATATAAGTACCATATGCACATCTTGTATATGCGTGATGCTTATGGGATACATGATAAATAAGGCTGCGTCTAGCTTTCCCCCGAGACCGCCACCCCCAATCGTTTTCCCTATGATTGGCTGGCTTTGCCTTCAGTCATGCTCCTCGGCTTCAGTTCTCGCCACAGATGTAGTTAAAAGGCGATAAAGTGTAAAAATGTTTCGATTTCACCTTGTTCAATCAATGTACCCAGGTATATTTCCCTACCTGACATCGTCAATGGATTGAATTTAGACTCTTTAAGAACCTTCTGTATCGTAACACCATTTTGATCGAATTGTAAAAGAATCTGTGAAAGTAGATCAAAATCGAGTACACCCACAGCAGTCACGAATTTGGATTCAGAAAACTCATATTTCCCTGTATTATTCTTTATTAACATGTGTATTTTTATGAATTCTTTCATATCGGTATCGGGATCCGAACCCATTTCATCAGCATTCAATAAATTGCGTAGACCAGACCCTAACCTTTTTAGAAAATCTCGTTTAAGATCGTTGAGAGACATCTTACTGTTTACATCGGAATTAATTTACATACATTGAGCGTATGTAAATTAATTGTTTATTCTATTCATATTTTGTGAATGCTTACTGGTTGTTCATCTCCTTGCGAGCCTTGTTAATAGCATTCATCGCAATCTTCTTTGCCAGGTTGCGAAGCTTTATAGCGTTTGCCGACATAGTGTTACCGTTATTGGCAGGCTTGTTGTTGCCCCTGTTCGCGTTGTTGTTGGCGGGCTTGTTCGTGTTGTTGTTGGCAGGCTTGTTGTTACCCTTGTTGTTGCCGTTGTTGTTGGTGGGCTTGTTGTTACCCTTGTTGTTGCCGTTGTTGTTGGTCTTGTTCGCGTTGTTGTTGGCGGGCTTGTTGTTGGCCTTGTTCGCGTTGTTGTTGGCTGGCTTGTTGTTGCCCTTGTTGTTGCCGTTGTTGTTGGCCTTGTTCGCGTTGTTGTTGGCGGGTTTGTTGTTACCCTTGTTGTTGCCATTGTTGTTGGCAGGTTTGTTGTTGCCCTTGTTCGCGTTGTTACCCCCGGGTCCCATACCATTGTTGTTACCGGCATTTTTGAGGGTGTTGTTCAGCGCCGCGGAAGCGTTGAAATTATTAGCCTTGTTGGCGTTTGCCTGATTATTCATCTCGTATATTAATAATTGAGATTTTATTTTGCCACCCCCCTCTTCTTGAGGGTAGCTTTCAATTCACTCATGAGTTTGGCACGCTTCGCATTTATTACGGGCTTTTTAGGAGGCGGGGGTGGAGGCGGAGGCGGAGGCGGGGGTGGAGGTGGAGCTTGAGAAGATGGTCTGGTGACCCTCCTATTGTTATTTGGGCTGGCTGTTACTAGAACATTTTTACAGATGCGGATGAATTTTTTCGTGTTACTGGCTTTGTTTCTCAGTACAGCGAAAATCGTTTTCTTGATATCCTTCTCCGTCAATTTTACGCGTTTTCCGTCGACATCTTTAGTTACCCTAATACCCAATTTTTTGGCTTTGTTCCTGAGGCTGATGGGAATCATTATAATAGACTTAGAAATTTAAATCACAATGAAACTATGACCGAATGGAAGGATGACCTTCATGAGACGAACAAACTTATACGCGAGGTCATATTACCTCACATGACGAGAATGGAAGCAGAGCTTCGTTCTTTGAGAAAACACGTATGGCCGTATGTTCAATCAAAGAAGGAACGAAGTCAGCTTGATGATATTGAGCAAAAGAGGGATTTTCTTCAATATCTTGATAATGAAATGATTGTGGAACTATTAAACATGAAAGCCAAACTATCAAAAAACAGTGGTCTTCAGGGTAGAGAATACGATCTCATTACATTAAAAAAAATTCTTGAGTGATAGTAGTAAACAATGATAAGTACATCCCTGATTATGGGATTTTTCAAGATCCCAAATATCATGTCCAAGGAAGGACGACCTATGCCCAAGACGGATCTTAAGTTATTAACGGCCAGTGTGTGCGTCACCCTGATATCTCTATTCATCGGGCTGAAATATGTTCCCAATAAATCCAATTATGCCAAGGGTTTGATGGTTCTCGGATCCCTCGGGTGCATCTTATCTTCTGGTCGCGTCATAGAAGATAGCCGAAGGCGATGCAAACTTTAAAAGAAATCATCAGTTCTATACATATTAACCTCAAATGAACCAGTTTTACCAGTAACTGAGACTGTTTCATTTCCATATAATTCCTGACAGCCTATATCCTCCATGCAATCTCTTGAATTATGACTCAAAGGTACTGGGTACAGATTATGATCACCGGTGGTCGTGTAATAATGATACCTATCTCTCCTACCTCGCACCTCCTTCCCATATAAAGGCATCGTTTCTTCGTTTGGGCCAGTTATGATCCCCATCTGTTGCATGTGACCAGGCTTGTATTTTTTAATGGGTGGTCCCCTAAACTCAGGTTCGCGGCGTGTTTCCACGGGTCTGGGTGGGACGGGTGGTGCGGCGGTTCGTACTGGAACTCGGACAATCCTTGGATTATACCACATATATCCTACAAATACTGTAAGTAAAATAAGAGCCAACCACAAGGCTTGATTCTTTGTCTTGTTTTTCATTACTATATATGAGGAAAATCTTCTCGATATATAGTAAAAATGCCAACAAAAAAGGAACTTCAGGATGCAAAAAGTAAACTCAAACCCACGAAGAGATCTAGGGGTAATAGCCCTAAAATACCCAACAGGCTCAAGTATATCATCATAAGGGTCGATAATCGTAAAAAGGCTGACAGGGAGATGTTTTCTAGGGTTCAGGAACTGATTCGTGAGAAGAAGAAGTGAGCTTTTTATCAATAATTTCTAGCGAATTCGCAACAGAGTTAAACATTTCGAAAACATCATTCATATTTTCCCCTTTGATAAGATCGCGTATCTTTTCGACATTGTACTCGATAGATTCTTTCTCCAACTTATTCTTTTCTATCCACACCTCGAGAACTTTGTAAAGACCCTCAATTTTCTCGTCGACCGATTGAGTAAAATTTTCAATTGCACTGTCGAGTGCATTTATTTCTTCTCTATAATACACCTTCTGTTTTTTCAAAATATCCCGTTTGATCACAGAGTCTGTTCGATCAATTTGAGACTTCGACTGTTCGATTTTTTCTTCTACTCGTTCCACATTGAAGATGTATTCCCTCTGTTTAAGATTCTTAAGTTCTTCCAGTCTCCGAATTTCTGTTTTTATCTTGACGTCCATATAGTTATATAATCGTAAAATATCTTTAAATCACTTCATAGCTTTTTTGAATTCTTTAATAAAGAAATCAAAGTGTCCGATTCTATACTGCACAAGTGCCCACAGTAAGAAGAATACAGATTTCGTCATTTTATTAACATCATTATCTTCCATTTTGTAAATTGGGCCAACCAGACGCCCCATAAATGTTTGCTCTTTCTCCTGACCAGTCATAGACATTTCCAGTTGAGTCAAAGCACATGTATCGTCATTCACACTCCAATGGAAGAATAGAAAGGGTATAAGTAATGAATAGAACTCCAGGTTTTCGCGGTTATTCATGAAAGGAACAACCAATATGGCTATTATAAAAAATGCATGTAGGAAGAAAATTATATTCATTTATACTATACAATGGTAAAAGAAAAAATTGTATGGAATGATCAGCATGAAACTATATTGAAACAATGGGGTGAGGCATCCGCGTGTTACAGATTTATCC